CCCGGGCCGATAGTAGATCATAAACTTGCAAATTTCTTAAAACCATTATTGGTTTTTGTAGAATTTGTAAGCAAGTTCAATATCGCGTGAATATCTCTAACTATTCCAAGTTTGTTGAGAGTTGCAACTAAGCTACCTAGGTAACCTTTATCACGGATGAATCGCAGGATTAAACCTGGACCGACCGGAGTATAGTTAACAAATGGACCTCTTAAAACCTTTGCAAATTCAGCAAAATCTTTCGATATTACTGACTTGCTCATGTTTATAGAAAGTCCAAGGTAGGCTAAAAGATCAACATATTCTTTGGCAACAGCATCATTACGAATAACAATGTCATCACCTAAAACTGCATAATCTTTAAAGTCACTAATCCCAACACGAAGAGCAGATACTCTCACAATAATGTGATGAGTAAGTGCTAACATCGCTCAGGAAGAGTAAGCACCCATCGGTTGCCCGACAGAATACTTAAACTTATAGTTTTTGTATATCCACGATATATCCAATAACTCAGATCACATATCACCAATATTACTTTTGAAGATAATATTGAGGATTTGCGCCTGGAGTTTAATTGGTAATCTATCTGTGGCTGCGGAAAGATCAAAACAGGAAAATTTGTCAACCCAATTATCTTTTTGTAATAATACATCAAGAGGTTTGGACTGATCAAAAGTCCCGTCAAGATCGCTGATAGTATGAAGAAATGAAAATATAGCCTTATGCAGTGGTTTAAGAGCTAGCTGAATCCAGTAATTAGTAATTGCTACTAATCTACCTTTTCCAGCTTGATCAAGAACTACAGCAGTACGGCCTAAAGTCAATTCATCATTGATAAAAGCAAAAGGTTTCGCCACCCATGAAAGGGTGTTAACTCATAACATTATGAGGTAACCTGTTCAACTAAGACACATAAATCTTTTTCAAGATTCGAATGTTTCTTTATGTTGGACAAGCGCGACCAAATCTGCGTTAGAACATCATGTACTTTTACGTCCATGAGGTCCTGCAGATTCTAGCTTAATTAGTGAATGATCCTTCATACGGAGTTTAACTCCCAAGTCATTTATCGCTAACTGCAGAATATCTGAAGGTAATACCTCACTGACACCTGAAAAGGGTGCAGTGATAGTAGAAAACTTCGGTTTCTGGACAGCTGGCATGACTCGGAAAACTGAAAGCAATGTTAATATCATCTGAACTTTTGATTCCCTTTTCTTTTTGAGAAATTCTCGTAAAGATAAAGGAATTAAAGTTGGGAGCCCTGAAGAGTCTCTTTTGACCAAGATTGTATTAGGTTTAATACAATCAACAGTCTCAGGAGAACCGGAAAGAAATCTTACAACGAGTCTAAACACTTCTTTGAGATAAAGGAAAGTAAAATTACTTCCACTTTTACCTCAGAGACGGTCTATTCTTGTTATAAGGAGTTTCATATCCTTCTTTAGGGAATTGGCAGTGAAGATTCAGGTTACAACTCCTAAGAATCTGAATAACTCTTTACGAGATATTCAAACCTTAGAATTTGT